CAAAGTAAATAAGTTATTTAGACCAGTTTGGTTCTGGACTAGCAAAACCAAGTGAGCGCGACGGTTTAGAATGTTCTTTTCCTGCCGTTTTGTTGCTTCCTCGTCTTCAATAACTACTGCGCTATTCTCTTCTTTCTTCTTTCGACCCTTTTTATTTTTGTCGATTTCTGCTTTTTCTTCCTTCCATTTCGCAACGGAATCAATAAAATAGCCTTCAATACCAAAGATTGGCTTGAAGTTCTTGCCTTCCTTCTGTAGCTTCTTTGAGTGAAGCACCTGATAAGAAAGACCGTTCATGTTGCCATGGTCTGTTAGTGCCAAGGCATCCATGCCGTTCTCAATAGCATAATCAATGTGGTCCTGTGGATAACCAAGACCATCAAAGACGCTGAAAACAGAGTGAGCGTGCAAGCCCACGAATTTAATTTGGTTACTCATTTTTCTCCTGCTAGGTTTTTGAGTTCGTGTTGTAGGTCTGCGACCTTATCTTCTAAATGGTAGATCTTGTCTTGCATACGCAAATTCTCACTAAAGATATCGCGTGAATTATTAAAGACACAATCTACAAAAAACTTTTGATCTAAGCTAAGTTGCATATAGCTTATTGGAAAACCAGCCCTTTCCAACACTTGAAAGGGGATCATCTCGTAAATTTCTGCGTTATTCATTCTAATCGTCCTCCATGAATTCGTGTTCATTCATGTCCCAATTATAACCAGATTTGACGTCGATTGCAAGTTCTTCTAACGCCCTGACTTGATTGCGGAGGTGTTCATTCTCTTCCATTAACTCTCTATTCATTTCTCTTAAAATTTGTAATTCCTCTTGAGGATCAATCATCTTCGTCTCCATAAATTTTATAAATACTTTTTCTTTCTAATAAACTTGGTTTCTTAAATTCTTTGCCGTCTCGCATATATTCCCTGTAATCTTCCCAACCATTCATCGTATAACTCCAATTGAGTTGTTCTTTATGATAATCTTTCTCACCTAAGTGACTGAATAAGTCGTTGAGACCAAACTTCTTTCCACTATACCTTTCTTCTTTTGGTAGTTGTTTTAGTAACGGACCCTCGCCAGTTTGCTCGTACTCTTCTGATTTTGTATATCGCATTGTTGCATTATCGTTGATGTATTGCCGTACAATCTTTATGTCCTCTTTTAGAAAAGTAAAAGCATGATGACTATCATTCAGAAAATTCTTGCCATCACTCTCAAACATAAACCTTTTCTTGTCTTGAATAATCTTTCTGAACTTTGAAATATAACTTGGTTCATAAACAACGTAAGGTGATGTCGCATAAAACACATCTGGTATTAGAAAGTTGCTAATCCTTCTCGCTGATAATGAAGCATAAAGGGCAGCGTTAATATATCCCCAGCCCTCACTATCTCTTGTATTATAATATCTTGCATGACATGGAACCAAAAAGATTGGGATCAATCTCTTGTTCTGATATGGCATCGGATCCATAGTCCTTTTCTGCCATACAGGGTCCATGACGTAATCTCTAAGGCGTTTCTTTACAACAGGTGCCCAATCATCGTTTATTGAGATCCAAATTGATTTAACGCCAGCAGCAGCGCATTCATAAACTGCTAAATCTAAAAGCGTAAAGTCATGATTGATTGGCATCAAGCAGTCGTGCCAATCAAATCCAAAATTCTTTTTGTTAGGTAGTAAAGATATGACTCCCGCTGAGGCAGTATTGGTTTCTGACATAACTGATCTAAACTCTCTTCTATTACAGTAATATTCTCTTCTTCTGTCTTATACCTATAATCTGGTACAATTATTCTATTCTCTAACTTTGGTTTCAAACTTCTATAATAATCTCTGGTTAATGTGATCTCTTCGTTGCCAGTTAGAAACTCATCTAACATATAACGGATTGTCACCGGACTATTATCAAAGTCATTCAAACCTTTATCATCTTTCAAATAAAACCTTGACTTCAAAACTTTGCCATCGATATGAACAAAATTTAAAAATGGATCGTGACCACGAAACCAAGTTTTATCCATCGACTTTGCGTTTGTTCTGAAATGATCCTCAACCACACAAGATCTTTGTGCTTGCTTATGCTTTGCACCATTTAGTTTTATGTTGTCGAAAAGATGAATGTTCTCAGGTTGTAAGACAAACTCTGTCTTATTTGTTTTGTGAGTTAAATTACCATCTGTATATCGTAAGTTGTCTCGGTTTATCTGATAAAGTTTGCCATCCAGATTTAGAATATAACGCAAAAAGAACTCTAATTTATCAGTCTCTAAGAACTTTTCTTGTTTATTTTCATTTGCGATATTCTCATCTGCACAGAAATTATCTAAGACAAATTGATTAGTTGGTTGGACAATTGGTTCTATCTTATCCTGATGGACGTAAAAGCACGTCATACCCTTAGTGAAAGAATACAACAGTGCTCTTACGTCCGACCCAACAACGATATTTTCGTAAGGTATTTCAACAATCTTTTTAGGCATTACATTTTTGCTAAAACGTAATTATCCTCAATCAAAGTTGCTGTCTCACCAAACACATTAATCTTACGAAGCATGTGACCCTCAACGACAATCTTATCACCTGGGTTTAACTTATCCACAAACTTCGACTCTGAGGATACGTCAACAATCTCCACAACCTCAAACGGCTTCGTGCCTGTTACAACATCATCAGGCAAATAAAAAGCAGATTGCTTTTCCTCTTCTTGCTCCAAGACATTTACAAGCAAAGACCTATTGAGCGGAGTCATCCTTATCCTCCTTATCAATAAAGCTTGTCTCTACTGCCTCAAAAATCTTAGCAAAGTCATCAAAGTCAATCTGCTGCTCCCACATGCGGAATGCCTTTGTTGCAAGGGAAATCTCATCCTTATCCAACCATGCGTTCTCAATAAAGTTCTTGCGTAGTTCCTTGCGGGACTCACGGTAAGGACGCATACAATCCTCAATAGCGGCGAGGGATTGAATATACTCTGCCATCTTTTGCTGCCTATTATCAGTTTCCATTTTTAATCTCCATTAATTCTTTTTTATTTTCTAAAATAGAATATTCGTTAGTGTCTTCATCGTGACACAGAATAATCGGTGGTTCAAAGTCTAATGCCTCTTTCATTTTATTCACAATCTCTTGGTCTGTAACCAAGTTGTGAGCGATTCCATTCTTTACAATAAAACCTAAAACCTGACGCGATTGTTCTGTGTCATCAACAAAAACGGTAATTTTTTTACTCATTACAAAACATTTGTATCACTTGATTCGTACTCAACAAGACGACCTGTGCCATAAGACCAACGATGATAAACAATACCTTTAGCATTCTCTACTCGATGTTCCATAACCAATCCGTTGCCTTGCACGGGGGACCCCTCTGCTTTACAGATAGGACACCGCTTTACACGACCAATTTTGACTTCATACTTGTTCTCAACTTTTGAGAAGAACTCGTCCGTCTTTTGATTCATTTAGTTTCTCCTGTTGTTCTTCTTGCTCTAATAGTATAGCAAGGTCTGGGTACTTTGTCAAGACCTCTTGTGTTGTGAGGTTCTCGTCTGTTTTTATTTTTTCAATTATTTGCTTTATCTTTCCCATGTTTTCTTTCCTTTGAGTTCAGGACACCATATTCTTTGTCTGTTAATTTATCATAATATTTTGTTTTTAGTAGTTGGGTTTTCTTTTTCCCAATCTGTTTTTTATATCCGACCATAATAAATGGTCTTGGTGATCGTCTGGTAAATACTCCACCAAACTCTCTTTTACTTTCTTTGTGAAAAAGAAAAGTAATTACATTTTTATTATCCATCAAAGCATCAATACATCTATTAAAGTGATTTGTCTGGATATAACTTGAATCACTATTATCAACATATAAGAGTGTTGAGTAATCGCTTTCTAACCAATCCAGTGTTTCACCTATCACTTTCTGTGTATTGATGCTTGCAAATGAACATTCAACGTATTTTATTTTATTCTCTATTCTTTCTTTTTTTGCAAAAGGACATACAGGAAATCCGTTGAAAATTTCCTGCTCTTTCTCAATAAAATTTATCAGATAGTCCTGTATGTCTTTCATTACTTACCTGTGCTACCAAGTGCTCCGTCTCCACGATCTGAAATCGTAAGTGGATCAACGTAAAGCATTTCTTCCTCTACCGGAAAACTACGCCACTGAACAACTGGAATTAGAACCAGTTGTGCAATCTTATCACCCATGTCGATGGTCTTTGGTGTATTACCGATGTTGTGAAGATTTACAAAAATCTCACCGGAATAACCTGAATCAACAACACAAGCACCGACAACCAAACTATTCTTTGCTGCCATGCCTGATCGGTTCTTCACCTCTAGCATATATCCATGTGGAACCTCAACCTTCAATCCTGTTGGAAGTACAGCGGATTCACCCGGTTGCAATTCAACTGATACAACTTTTGTTGGGCAATAAAAAACATCTGCACCTGCGTCAGATGGGTTTGCTCTGCTTGGCAACTTTGCCATGTTGTGTGTTCGTGCTACTTTTAGAAGCATGTTTCCTCCTGTTTGCAGCACACATTATATGTTAGTTTGGATCCAATGTCAAGACTTTTCTTTAGAGTCGTTGCTCGCATACTTCACACCCATGATAGTTCCTATAATACTGAAGGAGTTAGTGAGAAGGATGCCGAATAAGTTTGACCAAGCATTACCAATTAGAGTTGTGTCAAACTTCGTAATCATCGCAAAGATGTATAGGGCTGTAGTTGTCACTCCTACGCCCATAATGACCCACAGAGCGACGGAAACTATTTTACCGATGAGTTCAAACTGTGTTCGCTTTTGCAGCACATCTAGGTCATTCTGTGCCGATTTTTTTGCTTCCTCGGCAAGACCAAGTGCTTCTTTGAGTTCGTCCATGAGGGTGTCATTTTTTTCTTTTTCCTCAAGGAGTTCTTTGTATTGTCGCTGAACTTGCTTGGTTATCTCCAACCTTTTCTTTCGGTTGTCGGTGTCTTGCTCTTTTGCTTTTGTTAGGTATCCAGCGAACTCTTCATCGTTGTCAGGGTCTATTACCTTGATAATATTACCTTCAAGATAAATATTTCTTTTCTCGGCAAGGTCTAGCAATGCCGACTTCATTTCTTGTGAGAGTTTCATTTGTAGACCTTGAATGGTGCTTTTCTATCTTTGTAACCTGCGTAATCTCTACGGAACTCTTCCAAGCGTGGTTCGATTTCGTCTGACTTTACAATCCAAAACTGAGCGCCTGCTGAAACTGCTTTTGTTATTTCTGATTCGTCAGTTGAAGATGAGATGATACCAATAACAACTCCGTTGCCGTACTCAAAGTTAATTTTACGAATAAGTTCAATACCATCAAATGATGAGCCGATGATATTTAAATCAACGAATACACATTCGGGCCTTTCATGATTTGGGTCATCTGGAAACCATTCTTTGAATTTTTTATCAGCCTCATCAGAACTATCTAATGCTTCAATGGATAGTGCCATATCTAACAATGAACATGCATCTTCAAACACAAGATGAAATAAATTTTCATCGTCTATTAACATTAATGTATTAATCATATTTTTACCGTTATCTTAGTTCCCACATCTAATTTTTTTGATTCAATCTCAAAACCATGCTCCTTTAAGATTTCGATACATATGTTTAATCCTAAACCCGTACCTTCTTCTTTCTGGCCTTCTTTTCGTTGATATGGCTTAGACAATATCTCAAAATCTTCCTGAGACATGCCGCGGCCATTATCTTCTATACATAAATATTGTTGACCTAGGGTAAACTCTGTATATATTTTTACGTATTTTGTTTTAGAGTCGTTATACTTTAAACCATTTCGTATCAGATTATCTAGTGCTGTACAAAACAAGGCTTCATTAACATGTAAATCTTTAGGCAAATTATCATCTAATATCACTTGATTCTTATATGCCGTTAAACGTAAATAGTCTTCTAATATAAATTTTATATCACAAGGCTGTTTAGACATTTGGGCATTATGCTTAACTAGATTAGTAAACTCATATACGCCAGCGTATACTTTTTGAGCATGATGTAAACCGTCCTGAATTAGTTGGAGCGGAGCTTGAATACGTAACTTCTTAATTTTTTCATCGTCTAGCCTACGCTTTAACGATTTAATGCCTCGAGGTAAATACGTATTAATACCAGAGTGCATGTCATGCCTAATAATTTTAGCAGCATGCTCTAAATAAACATCTTTTTGTTTAATAGCTTCTAACGTATTAACTAGTTCGGTTACATCTTGACGTACAGACGTAAATCCTTTAAGTTTGCCCTTTTCATCAAAATGCGCCATAATCCAAGAATTAACAATATAATGTTCACCATACTTATTGACATTAGTAACAAACTTATTCCAAATTTGTTTATCTCTTATAACAGTTTTATACATATCTACCCAAAATTGTTTATCCTGTACACCTGAATTTAATAGATTATGATCTTGGCCTACCAACTCTTCTCGTGTGTATTTTGATACTTCAACAAATTTATCATTTACATAAGTAATTTTGCCATGGGCATCTGCTTTAGATACTAAACAAGATTCATTTAATAATGATTCTAAATCAGCTTTAACAGCTACTTCTTTTTTGGCTTTTGAAAGAAATTCAAAAACAACAGTAAAGAATGGCGGCATAAATAAAATGACCGATAGATATTCATACCAATTCGTAAATTCGGAATAGTCAAATACTTCTATCAATAATAATGTCTTAACTACAAAGAAGCTAAGCATTATTAGCGTGGCGCACACTAAACAAATTTTAGAGCGCAATGATATGTTTAAAAAATTTGATGACATTAAAGTTTGCTCTTCTGCAGGCCTATTTTTTCAAATAACCATTTAGAAGGGCAAAACTTAGTCCATACTCCAACTTGAAGCATTGATATTACAAATAATACTATCCACCAATTTTTTAAACTAAAGCCAATTAATAACACAATTGACATGAGCAAATATACTGCTCTAACTGAAGTCCAATTTCTCATTTTCTAATGCCTTTATGATTATCAATTTTATCTAAGATTTGATTTAACAAATCCATTTTAATAAAACCAGCCATCGAGGCATTTTTAAGAGCACTTATGATTTGAAATAATAAAAATGGAATTATAATAGTTTCTGATAACCATCCGGCTCCTACAAAACCTTGTTCTACTGCTAGAATAGCTCCTAATATAATCCACCAAACTGCTAATGTTCGAAGTACGCTAAGAGCTTTAAAAGTTTTAAATCCTTCTCTTTTTGTGCCGGCAATAATTCCAAAAAAGCCGTCTAATAAAACGACGCATGCTATGCCTAAAAACTGCTCAACATTATCTAATGTTAGATTTAAAAAATATGAACATAAAAAACTTAATGCTGATGTAAGGCTTATTATAATAGTTGTAGATTTAGTCATCACATATAAGAGTTAAAAGTAAAAAATGCTACCTTTAATCTAATCCAAAATCTTTTATACCATGGTAGTACTTTAAATTCTGGCAAATCAAAAAGATCTTCCGGTAGTGGGTTCATAGATTTTTCTCGTTTTTCTGTTATCCATTAATAATGAATCCATTAGTTCGATCTGAGATTGCAACTCTTTTATGTAATTTGTCAATTGTTTATTTTTAGTTTTTAATTGGGATATTGTCGGTGTACAGTCCGACATACATTTATGTACTCTATGTGCTAACTCAACCGATACACTGTCAAGTTGATGTTGGCGATAATTACTTTCGTATAAAATTTTGGCTATTAAACTATCGCGCTGTCCGACTTCTATATTCATCGAGTCAATAATAGCTTCTTCATTGACGATAGTAACACGTAAATTTGATAATACATTACGTGTACGCTGCTCTTCTTGAGCTTTTTGTTCTAATGCCGCATCTGCAATTGCTAACGTTGCATCTATGCTAGATAACCCGTCCCATTGTTCTTCAATTACTATTGAATCGACAGCCGCTAGTTGTGTATTACCCGTAGGTAATTTGGGTTGTTCATTACAGCCTAATAATGTAAGTACACCGGCTACTATTAATTGTCTTGTCCTAAACATTCGAGTAACTTATCGTTTATTTGTTCTAACTTATCCTCATAACGGACTACTGTTTCTTCCAATGACTCAATTCGCTCTTTATGGTCATTAATGCGCTGCGTACATGTTCGGTCTAAGTTAGTTAACTGTGCTTCATGTACTTTAATCATATCAACATATAAATAGCCTATAACGCCTAAAGCAACGAATGCAATCGCCGAAACAGGGTTTTTTGTAAATTGATCAAACGATATTGGTAATTTCATCAAAACTCTCTAATGATATCAGTAATTATACGATCAACGGTTCCATATACATTGTTCGTAACTTTATTTACTGATTCATTAACCGGCGATAAAAATGCGCCATGAGTTGATGGATTCGATACAAAATCAAAAGCAATTAATTCAAAGTCAGGTTGTACCTCTAAAGTATTTTCACCTTCTTTCATTACTTCTTTAACAGACCCCATACCTCTAGATGAAATACCCAAACGAATACCTGACTTAAATAATTCTTTTAAAATATTACCAGAAGGCGTTGATAACACTTCAACTTTACCTACGAGGTCATTGCCCGTCCAGGCCATTTCTAAAACATTATGAGATACATTGTTAAGGTTAACAACGGAAGAATCTGGATGATCTAATTCTCCCAATGCACGTTTTTCGGCAATAAATGAGTCAGAATATTTTTTTGCTTCACGTACCAATGTTTCTCTAGGATAAATACGTCCATTTTGATTCTTAGCCTCTGCCCGCTGCAATACGCCGGATACTATTAAGCGTCCGTTGTTTTGAGCCATTGACTCATTTATTTGCTGAGGTGATACTTCGAATAATGTATAATCTACTAATAATGTTTTAGACATAAGATTCCTTATTTTCTAGGTAATGTTGAATAAGGCGCAACCGCTCCATCAAATACTTGCATGCCTTGTGCATAATAGTATGTATCGAGGCCATTAACTGGTGTTGCAACTGATGCCGTATCGGATAAATTAATAGTATTAGAACCGGCCGTTAATGATATATCTGGCACGCCGGCGTTATATTCTCTTGTAATAGTTAATACATTATCTGTTACCGAACCTGATATTATATCTGATGGCGCAAATGTATTTGTAAAGCCAGCTACGACTGCGGATGCACCTTGATTATTTATTGCATCTCTAAACGATTCTAATATTGAACCGGTAACAATACCACTTACGCCATCAACAGATGCGGTAATGACGCATGCTGCGCCGCCGGTATTTGAAAATGTTTCTGCAGACCCTGTTGTTATAAAACATCTAATTTGTTTAACACTATCAGCATGATCTAATGAATAATCTACGGTGTTATTATATGCATACACGTCGAAAAATGTACCATGGATTGCATCTTCAAATCCATCAGCTAACCCATTAGCTAATGTAAACGTCGATGTTTCTTTACTATATCCCGTAATAAATTGAGTTGAGCTGCCATCTGCATTAATTGCGTTATTAACAGCTCCGCCAGGCGAGGTTGACTCATTTATTTGAGTTGGATAATTCCATTGCATGTAATTTACTTCACGCATATACTGCTGACGCACATATTCCATGCCTTTTGATTCAATTAAAGATTGAACTTCAGGACGACGTGAATAATCTGACCACGTCTGGTAATATCTCATTACTTTATTCATTTTGATAATTCTCTTAATCTATTTGATATACGCGTCATGCGCTCATTAATCTTTGCAAAGCGGTTGCCGGTCGTTTTCCAAAAGTGAGATGAATCAACGCCCATTTCTTGTTTTAACCGTAAGTTGTTGTTAACAATCTTTTCCATTTCAGCTAACATGCGGTTTACTTCTGCAATACCTCTATTTACCTTTTGCTGTGGTGTCGATTTTGGATCTTTTTTAAAGTCCGAATATGTTACTGCCTCATCAATTGAATCAATTCCATATACATCTCGCATCATCCGCTTATAAGCACTTTCTTGTACTTTTTTATATCCGACAACTTCAGCATTATCCTTTTCATCCTCTTTCTTACCAAATGCATATGGCGTTTTAATATCGCCAGGCACGGCCGCTGTCGTTGACATTTCCATCATTTCATCGCGTAATAATCCTAATGGACCTAATACTGCACGAATTTCTTCGTCATCATATTGACGTCTCAATTGAGTTATTAACGCTCGAGCTTCATTATCTGATAACTTATCGGATAACATACGCATAAAATCGCTATGAAGCTGTTCAATATCATCTGCTTCGTTAACGTTTTTAGCAACATTGCCTAACTTGTTATGAAGGTATGAATCGGTATCATCCACATCGCCATCATTATCAATATCTTTATCATCTAAAGAATCGAAATCTTGTGCCGCTTCTTTATCAGAAATTTTATCTAATGCTTCAAAATATAAATCTAATTGATCAATTAACTTCATTATTGTTGTCTCTTAAATAAATAAATTTTAGATCCAGTGCCGCCGGTTATTTTTGCTACGGATAAGTTGTAAATATCTTTAGCAGTTAAATCGCTAGCCAATGAACTAGTTCCGCCGGCATAATGTAAAGTGGCGCTGCCGTCAGCTACTACCATAACTGCACCATATCCGTAATTTGACCCGGTAAGATCAATTTGTCCGGCTGTATATGCTAAAGGTGAATGATATTCTCCCGGAAAGCCTTGGGTTTCAAATTGATTATTTTGCGACCCTGATGGTGGTAAATAAACTTGCCCACGTGCCATTAGTTAGTCCCTTTTGTTTTTTTCAACTCTTCGACTAATTCATAATAACGTAACATTGTTACGATGTCCTTATCATGAATAACATGCTTTTGGCGTAACTGATCTAACAATGATGAAACTTCATTTAATTTAATACGTGTTACTTTGCTAACAACTTGGCGGCTTAATGTTTTTATTTCGGAATCAATTTTGTTTGTTTCTTCTAAAACATATGCTTTAAGCTTTGTAGAATTAGTAACATTATTAATGTATTCTCTCAACATTCTTTTTTGTGGTGTATTTAATGTAGCATATTTTTCATTAAACTTGTCCACGACCATTTTAGATGCTAAGATTCTTATATCTTTATCTTCTGATACAAGCGATATTTTTTCTTCTGATTTTGTTTGTGTCTGTATATGTTCTACTAATGACATACGATTATCAACGTAATGCCGAGGATCGTCAGATTCGGTAAACTCAAACAATTTATATATTGCAGCATGTTGCTTATACGACGGAATACGAGCATTAAAAAACTCTATCGTATCTAATATATTGTTAATTTCTTTAACTAAGTTATATTTTTCTCTACGTAATTGAGATTCATTTAACTGTCGTCTAGATTTAAGAACTGCATCTAAAAAAAGTTCCGCCTTTCGCTCACTAGTAAATTTTTCTTCGTGTAAGGACCTGTACAGTTTTAATTCTTTCGAAAGTTCTGCGCTTTTAGAAAAATGACGTTTTAAAATATGTAACGCTTTTGAGTCTTTATTGTGCATCGTATCAGATGCAACCTGGCGGACGAGAAGTTCAAAGATTAGTCCTGTATTCTTATACTTGGAATGTTTCATTCGTTTCATGAAGTAATCGCCCTGTTATGATCATACTTTTTTATAAATATGGCGTTAATACTAAATACCATCACGTCATTCTTCCATCAATTGGTTTTCATCTAGCATCGTACCAGAATCCGATAAATTATCATTATTATTTAATGATTCTTGTAGAACCGTAGATGTCTTAAATGCAGATTTCAATGAGCCTATCAATGCGGCCATATCTTTACTTTCTATACTTAACGGAGAATTTCCTCGGTAATTATGTTGCAGTGGTGACTTATCTGTATTAAATACAGTATCTAATGACTTAATGCCAATTGGATCTCTGCCATGAGGCGAATCATGTGACCCCCATGTACCAGGTTCTTTTGGTCTACCGGGGCCAGCAACATGTTTTTGTTCTTGTCCAGGCAATAATTCTCCATTTCTATTAGAAACATGCATTGAGGCAATATCATGCGGAGTACCAAAACTCATATTTGTCTTTTTAGGATCATTGCCTTCAGATTTAATTTGTTCTTTTCTAAAGTCAGACTTAAGGTCTTGTATTACCTGTTCTTGTTCTGCACGCCATTCATCTTGACTCAATCCGAATATGTTTTCATAAATCCAACGTTCGGAGAATAACGTAGATTCTTTTAATGATGAAGCTAAGCTTATTTTTTCATTTAATGTTTCTACTTTTTGCTTTTCATAAATTAACGAAGGATTAGTTAATGATATAGAAAAGTCAACTAAATCCTCATCTTTAAATCCTTGCGAAAATAAATGTACAATTGCAATTTTTGTTAACTCAGAAACGAATATCTTTTGAAGACGTTCAATTGTTCTAGCAAATCTAACATCCTCTGCAGCCAACGTCGCCTTTCCTTCAACTCCTTCATCATATCCTAAGAATGCTTTTGGTATTTTAAGCGCGGCGTGCATTTTATTGCGTAGGTAATCAATATCCTCGATTTGGCCATCATTAGATAAACCTGGTAAAGATTCTACAGCCGTTCCAGATTCGCCCCCTCGTACTGGCAGGAAGTAATCTTCCATCATGTTTTCCATGTTGAACTTAAGGTTGTATTCACCTGTTCGTTCATCCACATATGGAATTTTTTTCATATTGCCAATAATGTTCTTCATATGAGCATCGACTTCGGCCGGCGGAATATTTCCTACATCTACTTTAAATATTCTACGTTCCGGGGCGCGCATTATTCTATGAATTAACATAGCATCTTCCATCAACATGAGTTGCTTGAATACTTTACGTGCCGGCTCAATCATAGACTTACCATACGGTAAGAAGTTTGTATCTGATAATAATCTAAAATGTGCTATTTCAAAGTTTTGAAATTCTCTCTGATCTTGATTCGAACGAGCCGATGCATATGCTGTATGAGTACCTTCCCATACAAATTTATATGCATATGGATTTGCTGGGTCAAACCCTTCTTCACGTCGAACTTCATAACCACTTAACGGCGTCACATTTACAATACCAATTTCATCTTCAATGTCTAAATGCAAGAAAAAGTCGCCGTACTTACATGCATTACGAATCCATGGCCAAAGATTATAATCGACATTAAGTACATCATAAAAAAGATTATGCAAAACTTTTTTGATTTCATCGTTCTGCGAATTGATAGTTAAAGTGTCGCCATCGGCGTCTTTAACTGTACATTCATCTGCATAAACATCTAATGCCGATGCAATAATCGGATCCATGTCCATTGCTTCATAATCAGAATATAACTCTAATTTAGATGTAAAGAATGTATAATTTTGATTATATGTTGCAAATCCAGATTGGGCTTTATGCATTCCGGAAAAACGATCTATATATCTGTTATTCGAAAGCGACCCCATTGATTGCAAACGATTCGTATCAACTACCTTGAGTCTATTTTTTGCTATACGACGTACAACTACATTCGTCGAAAATAGTCTAGATAGTCTTGATCTTAATGATGTATCTGCCATAATCAGTTTCTTTTGTTATAAATATCATATTAGCCAGGTTAGATCATCTTTTCCATAGCCATTACGCCATTCCCATGAGCCGTTAGAATTTTTATTTGTATATACACCTGTATCGTGTTGTACTTTTCCAAAATAACCTAACGATTTTTTAGATAGCTCCAGGCCCTGCTGCCGTAAACGCAGTGCAGTATCGCGTACCCATAATGCAATTCCAAACGCCATTACTAAATCGTCATTATAGCCCGATTGTGCTTCTGCCTTGCTACCATTCCATATAAACACAAACAATTCATCAATTAAACGTTTGCTATGTACAATAGGCGTTTTTTCTCTAAAATACGTCTCTAACTTTGATATGACCAATGGCCTGGTCTTAGATGTTGTAGAAAATCCTGGTACTTTTTGCGCTTTGTTTTTTAAGTCATAACCTTTAGATAAATGTATATCTTCATCTACATATGCATCTTGCCGGTACGAATAATACAAGTTATCATAGTTCTTGTCTATCACAACTTGAATTGCAGCCCAACCAATGTTAGCATTTTCAATGACTAGTAATGCATTGTTCCATTCTGTTGCAACAGATACTAACATATTACCGTATTCTGTAGTGCCTATCTTTCCTTTGTATTCGGCAACTTGAACCATGTTTTCTATTTCAATAACATGGAATGCAGAGTAGTCGCCGCCATCGCCTCGTGCTACGTCCGCTACTACTACATAATCTTTTCCATAGTCTGGATACTCCCATATCCAGTAGTTAGAATCAAACCCTCTCTTTTCCATTGGGTCTTTAACATAAGTCTGTTCGTACCATTGCAAAATAGGACCGTCAATAACAGTATGACCAGATGTAATAAAGTCACAATCACATTCTTGTGCGGCCATCTTTTCACCTAATAGACCAGTCTGTTCATCTCGCCACTTCTGGTCTCGTTCTGGGTGTACGGTCCAGTGTAGTTCTGTAGGCATGAACTGCCCTCCGGCCTCGGCATCTACCCATGTTTTATGAAACCAGTTACCAGTACCATTAGGCGTTGAAAGAGCAACACACCCTCCACCAGTTGCCAATGTTTGTTGAGCGGATGCCCAAATTTCTTCAATATTTTTAATAAATGCAGCCTCATCAATAACGAGCAATGATAATGCTTCAGAACGACCAGCAGTGCCGGCGCTTGATACCGCTTTTACTTGTGAGCCATTTTTAAATCTCAAGGAAAGTTTGTTGTCTTCTAACGTTTTACCTTTAAGCCATGACGGTAAATTTTCGTGCATTACTCTGATTTTAGTTACTAAGTTTTTAGCAACTTCTTGTGTCGTGGCAATTACAAGAACGTTATAATCATCTTTGAATAACATGTTCCATAATACGAAGCCGGCTGACAATGTTGAAATGCCTAATTGACGTGACTTAAGAATTACATTATATCGATTATGCTGTAATGTAGTTAATGCCGTTGCCTGGAATGGATATAGGTTAAAATACATCTTACCTTTTGTAGGATGTTGAATAATGCAGTACTTACGCATGAAGTGCACGGGGTCTTGTGCACATTTCTTGTATTCTTCGCGAATTACTTCTTTAATACTACGTTGCGCCATTATAACCTAAATATAAGAAATTTTTGTCAGAACGACAAATTATGCAAATGCTTTAATTGCTTTAACAATTATAGGATTTTTAAGATTAGCCATTACTTCATCAGACTTAGCTAATACCTTAAGACCTTTTACGCCGCCACTAAACCATTCCGCATCTTTGAGAGATTGAATTGCTTCCGTGCCATATCCTACAGCCAATGATGCAACTAAGATAGCATACATTATATTGACAACTGATTTTCGTGTTTGTGCATCTTTAATAAACAACTTTAATACTGCATCCAATGGCTTTTTAAATCCAGCTTCAACTTCATGGACATAATGCAAAACTTTTTCAGCAAAATTTTCACCTTTTTGCCAATTTAATTTTTTTGAAAGAAACTTTACGCCTTTTGTAATCAATCCTATAATAGCATTAAGCGTCATTATCTTTAATAAGATTGCCGTAATTGTTTCTATAACAATTTCATTAAGCTGATTCTTATCAGCTCCCTCATCAATCGCCCGCTGGTATTTTTCTTCTAATTCGGAAACGTCGATATCAGCTTTTTTAATTGCCGCGGCTAATTCAGTTCCTACTTTAGACAATTCTTTTTCTAAGTCTTCGCCCGCTTCTGCTTCCGAAAGTACTTCATTTACTAAGCGTTTTATTTCGGCTCTTAATATCTGATCTTTATTGTTCATCGATCGTTCCAAATTGTTTACGAATATTTGATTTTAATTCTATATAGTCAGTTTCAATTTTTTCTATAACCGATGAAATATCAACTTGGCCATTTTCGCCGTCAGCATTTTGCCAATATGTTTCTTTTATTTGTGTTTTTAACAGTTCAACTTCCGCATCAGTATCTTTAAACCATGACTCAGCATTTTCGGACATTATACGCTGCTCATACTCTTGCCACGCCTCATGACCTTGATTGCGGATTTCTTGCTCTTCTTTTATCACACAACCGAAACATTTTTTTCGTTTAAACCAAAACTTAAAGTTTAATCGTTTTTCTTCGTTACGCATTTCAGTTCCGCATGACGGACACTGTTCTGGTACTTTAAGTAAATCTTTAATTTTTGATTTAACACTGTTTTTAGGCTTTCTAATACGAAATCCTTTTTTCTGCGTAACTATATATGTTGTACCATTTGGCATTACTTCTTCCCAAACGTCACCGACTTCGTGACGTTCGTGCTTAGAATCTTTATTAAATCCTATCGTTGTACGAGTCTGAGATTTATGTGTGCCATCTAGCAGCTGTTGTACAGCTTTGATATTTTGTAACTTATTGCTCATGATTAAAGAAATTGACGAATTTTCATCTTTAAACGACGCTTGCCGGCGTCATCTAAAGGCAACTTGCTAAGGAAGTCAATTGCAAAATCTACTTGTTGTGCCGTTGGCTTTGCTTCTACTGCCTTCATTAACATTTTAAATGCTTGTGTCTTTTCAAGTTTTTCACCGCGTGATGCTAATGAACCGCTCAACTTCGTACCATCAGCTTCATCAATTGATTCGCTTACACCTAAATTACGCTGTACTCTAGATTTAATTGATGCAAAATCTTGTTCTGATATGCCGAATTTTTGTACTAATGCAACGAGTAAATCGACTTTTTGTACTCTAGGCAATCTTGTTAATCTGTTAGTGTCTATAGTTGCTAAAATTCTATCTAACATCTGACGACGGCTTCCTAACTTAGCCCGGACCGATCCGCCCACTTGCTTTAAAAACGAATCATTTTCTTTTAATGATTCTTTTATTTGTTTACGGATCATTGATCTTAATTCTGATTCTTTCATAGTTTATCTCTATTCTTTTAAATAAATATGTAGTTAACGACTATACCTAGATAATCCTAACAATTGATTGACTGGTGCAAATAATCCTGTTAATTTATATAAATTACCTTTATACATAAACACTAAACCCTCGGATGGAACAATCTTATCAAATCCACCTATAGATTCAATTCTTTTAAGTTCATATTTGACCTTATCAAGTGAGCCGATATCCTTTGCCTTCTGTAACTCTTTGATTGTTTGGGCGATATCTCTTTTTAGTTCTTGTGCACTTTCATTCGGCGAGGCAGCTAAAAATTCTTTTACGTTTGATAACACCTCTGCTCCTAGCTTTAGAAAAATTTCTTCGAATCGAGCTACATTTGCTTTGTTCTGCTTAGCAAAGTCTTGCTTATCGTACGCTTTAATCTTATTAAGCATATTAACATCCGGTACTGATTTTCCATTTAACCTAAACGATTTATCATTATATGCCCATCGCCGTAACAAGCCTTCCTTTACTTCCGTAGTAGCGGACGGAAAATCTAAATCTATTTTACGGCGCCACCATTCTTCATGATATTTCATAACTTCGTCAGAGTCTTTTAATCCAAACTCTTTTTGAAGTTTATTGACACGAGCAATAAATTCAGGTTCTAATTTTTCGAAATCAATACTACGTTGAATCATTAATTTTTTTGGCGGAATAATTTTAAAATGTTTTTGAACATCAGCATTCACATCTGCTATTAATGATTGCAATAACGGTCCATACTCTGGATAAGTATCTGTTTTAGTTGCAGATTCTAAATCAAATTCGTTTAGACCATGAAATTGCAAATACGCCGAGGTGCCGTAATTAATGACATTCTTTGTACCGGGGTATATAATTTCTAAGTTTAAGAATCTAGTTCCATTTTGAAATACTTCTTCTCGTTTATCTTGCGGTAATGCTAAGATAGCTTGTTCTAAATCACGCATTGCATATGAAAATGCTTTCGTTAATTCGCCTCTATCCGCAAACTTACGTTCAATAGCTTGTACATCTAATGGATTCCGTATCGTAGCTTTGTTTCTAGCAGCACCTACCTTCCCATCTTTAAATGTTACATTGAGATTTTGGCCATCCGTCTTTTCTGTTACATCAGCTTCTAAATCTAATCGCCCTTCTAATGATAAACGAATAATTTCTTTCATTTCTGCAAAAGTCAAATCTCGATCATCAAATGGATGTGCCATATGACCTGATGCACCTCCTTCTGTTATAAGAGACTCTTTTATAATAGTACTCCACCAATCAGCAGTAAACAATGATTCTTTTACTGTCACTGGCTTAGTTGGCTCGTTTTGTGAACTTGCTACTGACACATTTGCTCCTAGAAAATTTAAAAACTTATATCCTACTTGCTGTGCAACTTTACTTATATGCTTAGACCATTCGCGATATGCCGGGTTTCCTCGCATATCTTTGGCATAGTTAGTACCTGCATAATCTGCTCCGGCGACACCGCTAGGAAAATACGAAACTGCCATCGGTGGGCCATCAGGATATTCTGTTGTATGAACTTCTATAGGATTATCTTTAATAATGTAATTAAGAACTGAAAACCCTAACCTCTCAGCCATTTGTTTATTTTTAGCTCGATATGTAGCCTGATTACCGTAAAAATATCTAGGGCCATCATCTACCATAGATTTACCTAACGGTAAATTGCTACTCGTCTCAACTATAAAACGTTCAATGTTTTCTGTTGCTAACGTCGAGAATTTTTTTTTGAGAAGATTATAAATTGAAGGATCAAAGAATCCCATGATCGATTTAAAATCTTCCGGGGTCGCTGTTGCTAATGCCTGTCTTAATATCGTACCAGACATTTCTCCGAATCCAGGAACGTCTAGTGATACATGGGGTGCGACATATAAATAACCGTGCCGAGTATAAGGCATCATGTTATCTTTATTATCATCATAATATTGGAAATAGGATGGCGAGCCGTCTTTTTTAAATCCTACTTTAAATCTAGGATCTTCCATCATATCTTTTTTACCAACGGCAAACAATACCGCGGTTGTGTCTGGATCATACTTACTTGTTATTTCTGCTGCTTGGTATGGATTCTTAACTTGAACGACATTTGTAATGCCATGCTTATTAATAACACGTTTCTTTTCGTTAAAGGTCAATGGTGACTTTGGTAACGCTACTTTATCAGATGTTGCAATGTATGTATTTGATTTACCAAATTTAGAAGCTAATTTTTTATATACTTCGGCATGGTGTTTACCCATTGGCTGAAATCGGCCGGGGTATATTACGACGACTGTCTTAATTTGACTTTCGTTGAGTAATTGATTAGCTAACCATTCTCCTAACATACGATTCCTTTGTTATAAATATGACAAAAGTTATAACGCATCGAATTCAGCTTGAGTTAAAGAAGTTAATGTAGGATGTTTACCGTATTCACCTTCATTAAGAATATGAGTCTCTTTTACTCCGTTAAGTGGTATACATTCCCATCGATATGTTTCGCCAGTTGCAACTACTAAAGTTTCGTAAGTGGCATAAGGTATGCCATTAACTTGAATACATTCTTCTATATCACGTTGGTGATATGTAAATATTATATGTTCGACTGAAGGATCAGTCCATACATTATCCAATTCGGATGGATCAGTTATTTCTATGTAATATATCATGATACTGTAATAAATATTCCTGCATTATAACCGTGAGTCATATTAACTCTATCTATGGTCAGACCATTATCAGACCAAATTGGCCAATCTTCGATTGCATCTACTGTACTTGCTCGCTGCGCTGTCGATGTTTGGCCGTTTAATACGAACCCGTTAAGATTGTTTGCTACTATATAATGTTTATTGTTTTTCTTTAAAACGCCTATGTACTGAGTCCCGATTGGGCCGTCAAGTTGAACATATTGGTGATCTGTAGCAGAGCCGTCTTGAGAAAATGCACCACCGGTGGAGCTCGAGGTAGCAATCCATGATAAATTACCGGTACTATATCCTGCATACCACTGGGTGCCGTCACTTTTTACGACCATTGATCTAACATCGTTTTTAGTTACTACAGTTGCATTTGACGTAATAGAGGTAAGCGTAGGCGTTGTTTTTGTTCCAGACATTCCCATGTTATTTGCATTATTATAACCCCAGCCATACACTGCACCATACCCGTCGCCGGCCGTTGCTTCTTCAATTAGCAATCCATCTCGATATCCTGCAAATACAGCTATAACGTTTGAAAAGCCCGTTAATTGAGTATATGTTGTTGTATCTCCTGATTGGGTTCCTTGACCTGTTCTGTAGTTTGAATTTTGGCCGGCTGTGTAGGCTGCTCCACTTTGGACAACTATACTCCAACTTCTGCCGGCACTTATCAGTTCACATCCTGTAGTAAAACCGCTTACTGACGTGAAGCTTGTGTATGTTGTTGTGTTGCCGCGGCCTTGTTGTCTATCAGGTTGATAGCCATATGCAAATAACTCGCCATTTTTAATAGCATAGGTAGAGTATTGACCGGCGGCAATATCTTCCCAATCAGTATCACTTCCTAGCTGTGTCCATGAAGTTTGAGTACCGTATGAACTAAAAGTAGAATTATGGTGAAAATGCCATAATGTACCATCAGCTTTTAGTCCCCAGAATTGTTCATATTGGTTAGATACAATTTTTGTAAAGTTATGAGAAGTAGTACTTGTCTGTGCATATAATTGCTCTAAGGCAGCTCCCCCTTCATCTGCCATAAAAAGAGAAAGATTATCTACTATTCTTCCTACATAAATTACTCCAGCTAACGGTACCCTAGCGCTGCCGCCGGCGGATACCCCGATACTTCCCAGACCAACAATGCTCGATGCTTCAATTCCGTCTATTTTTGCCATAACGTTCCTATCTTAAAGTTCTATCCAGTTATTACTTGGGTTAAAGTAAACTAAATCACTTCCATATGCATGACCAACTACACGAACAATTTCTCCGGTCTGTTGTGATGGTAATCCACTAAATCTACCTGCGGATGCGCTAGCTACATACACTGGTGCACCAATTCCTGCATCTGCTATAGCATACGGGTTAACAAATCCACGTAATAACATTCCATCTGTTGTTGAATTAGTACCTAACGCAACAGCTAATGAACCTGTCGATGTTCCTCCGGCATCAGCCTGGGCTAAGGTCCATCCACCACTACTATTTAAATAATATAAGCCGCCGGCGATAGTCGTACTACCACCAAACTTAACAATGTCACCTAAAGAACCACCATTGCTAGATAATGCCGATGACCCTGTATCAAATTCACGATTCGTATTAGCAATGACACTGCTTACTGATTGTACGCTTAAGTCGTATGTAGGCGATGGATTTGGAAGTCCGGTATAACCGGCAATGTAATCGATAGTAGTTTCATTGGCTACATTATATAGCTTTCCGGCTAAGGACAAATCAGCACTGGCAATTGTAACTGATCCAGATTCTACCGTTAATTTTGCTGAATCGATTCCTTTTGTGTATACTTTAAATGCATCTCCATCATGTTCGAATAATTTATTCGGACCATCTCCGAAAATATTTACAGGTTCACTTCCAGATGCTACTAAGAATGAATCAACGTTATGTATAAAGAAAACATTTGGACTTAATCCGGAATTAATATCTACTAACTCAACATCGCCAATTTTTAACATTGGATAGTTATTTGCCGGTAAGCCTGTTTCTCTTATAATAAGACCAGACCCGGTTATTGGAAATGCTGACACGGCCTCATAACCTATAGGATATGAATTTAATTCAATAGCAGCAGAATCGCTACCAGTAATACTAGTTACATTGGAAATGGCAAAACTGTTTACATCTATATTACTAAATACTTGAAGATTATCGTCAGCTCTTAATTCAATATTACCGTCAGCATGAATTTCTAAATTTTCTGGAGTATCAGTATCTGCCATAATATATGTGTTGGTAGTATCCTGATCAAATGCTATTTTATTGTTTTGGAAATCAAATGTAAGGTTTGAAGTAGCATCGCCAAATCTTAAATTTGTATGGCCCCCCGTAGGAGAAATATAAGGTTGAGCTGAACCTACAACACCTCCGTAAATTTTTATAGTTGATGAATCACTATTAGTTGCAGCAACTTCAAGTGCTGAGTTTGTAAATATTAATTTATTAGTACCTTGTATTGTATCTGCATCAGTAAATACCGCTACTTGAGTAGATGCCGGTGTACCTGATGTATCTACAGTACCCGTATTAGCAGTTGCTCCATCGGCCACATTTAAGAATGAACGTACTTGGGTGGCAGAACCTGAAACTACATTATCTGCATTGAGTTTTGTTTTAACTCTAGCATCAGTATAATATTGATTTGACCCTTCACTTATTTCACTTGTTGATAAACTTACATCGCCATCAATGTCGGGAAGTTCACTGTTAATACTTAACACATAGTCGGTAGATGTTAAAGATGCTAATGATGCCGAAACATCTGCAAATCCAGGGATAGATAAAGTACTACTAATACCAACCGAACCTGTCAATTGTATACCATCGTTACCAAATAAACCGTATTGAGTGTCACTACTAACAATACTAACTCTCATCGGACCGCTTCCGCCGGCGCTTTGTCCTATTTTTACTGTTTGAACATCTGGTGTAGATACTACAGTAACACCATCCGAAACAAATGTTGAACCTGAAATTGTATTTGCTCGTACTTCTCCAATATTAATAATGTTGTAGTTAGTTGAACTATCAAAATCTAAATCGCCTTCTAGTGTATCACCATTAATACTTACATAATCAGTACTAATTTGCAATGCCATTGAACCTAAACCTAATGTTGCTCTGGCAGATGCAGCATTTGTATCATCGATTAAACTTGCACCAAATGTTGAAATTGTAGTATTATCCGGTACTGTTAAAGTTTTTATTCCGGATAGCGAAGTAACTTCGGAATCCATTAAAGCACCGGCAGCCGTCACGTTTGTAGTATCAGTAACGTCGGCGTTATTTTCAACTCCTGTTGCCGTGCTGTAAGAACTAGTTGCTGCCGTTAATGAGGCAATGTCCGTTGTATTCGTACTAATATTTGAAGTATTAGTAGATACGGTAGAATTTAGGGCTGATATATCTACCCCATCAACATTACCAACATTTGTAATTGCATAGGTACCCATATTTAAGTTTTGGGTGGCGGTATGATTACCTAAATTATCTCCGCCGGCGGATGCGGCAGCGAGTGAGGCTGAAACATCGGCAAATCCGGGAATAGTCAATACTCCGCCAATAGTAACATCTGTACCATTTACTATTATACCTTCGCTGTTAAACGTACCTATCTTAACGGTATCATCCGAAAACACTTCTAAAATAGGCAACCCAGAAACATCACTAACTGCAAAAAGAGAACCTGATAAATTATCTGTTATAGAAAATAACTGGCCTTCAGATCCTACAACTTCAAATAGGGTAGAACCAGACCCTTCAATTAAAATAGAACCGGTTACTTTACCTATTACTTCTAAACTTCCAGAAATAATTGCACTTCCAGTATATGGAAATGTCGTGCCTGCGGAAGTTAAATAAGAACTAGTTGCGGCTGTCAGGGTAGCAATGTCCGTTGTATTAGTACTAATATTAGTTGTATTAGTATCAATATTAGTTTGAAGTGCTGAACTTGACGTATTTAATTCAGTAATGGTAGCATAGGACGATAAATCTTGGTCACCTGTATTTGTACCTGAAAGATTTGATCCTACTATAGTACCGCTAGCATTTATATTACCTGAAGCCGTTATATGAGTTGATACTCTTAAATCTCCGGTTATATCTAAAGAAGCAGTGGGAATTCCGTCTGATCCTATTATAACTTTACTGTTGTCACTTACCTTAAAAAAAGTATTATTGGAGCTATCTGTAATTCTAAAACTGTGTCTCTCCGGGAGAGTTCCAGAAGATTTAATAACTAATCTTTCAAATGAAGAAATACTACTAGGATTTCCTATTCCCGTGGGTTGTTTTAAATTTAATTTATTAGTACTTAAAGAAAGGTTAATTAATTCACCTGTTAAATTAGATTTAAAAACAACATCATGAGTTCCACTTTGATCTAAATAAAGATAATGATCGCCGGTGCTATCATAATATTTAAATGTACCGTTTTCGATTACAAATTTATCATCACCCGCTTCTGAAGTTAAACTACCCGATATACTTACACTACCAGTAAACTGATGTGTATCATCCGAACTATCTCCGAAGATTGTTGAGCCACTAGAGAATGACTGAGTCATGTTAGTGACCGTAGAATTGATAATATAATTATTAGCTATAATATCGCCGGTAGTTGAGATATCACCTTGAATTGTTAGTTTATCACTAACTGTTAAACTACCGGTTATTTGAGAGTCGCTAAGAGCAATTAGCCCTTTCCTAGCTATAAATTCGTTTGCCATATACTGCCTTTTTCACTTTCCAAAGGTTCATATATAAATATACGTTATAATCCGAAGCGTGATTTGAGTGCGTTGTAGTTTTGAAGAATTTGAGTTTGAGATAATGCTTTATTGTATATTTGGCAAACTCCTAATGTAAAATTTAAATAATGGCTAGAAACATCACGTTTTCCTATATAAAACCCACCAGTATCACTACTTAAGGTTAGGCTACCTATATCAAAACTTGCTTCTTCAATTCCGTCGACATACATAGATAAAATGCCAGTTGATTGATTGTAAGTTCCCACATAATAATGATACGTTTCAAGATCTAATCCACTTTGCCCCCATACGTCACTAGCATAATTAGTAGGATACCATGCATTACTATATACTAGAAATGCCATTTTTCCACCGCTAGCTGCATTAGGACCTAATATAAATTGGCTATATTTACTAACACCAGACCAATATATACTCCAACCAGATTGATTTGATTTACAAAACATCCCGACCGTTAAAGAACCTTGAATATTTGTAGTATTATTAGCTGGGATACTCACATATTCATTAGTTCCGTTAAAGCTAAAAGTTCCTAAGTTATTAGAACTATATGTTGGGGTATTTACTAGGGTACCATCAATACCATTCCTGCTTAAATTGCTCCAAGTAGTTCCACTACCAGGATACGATTTTTTGTTTGCAGCGTCTACTGCAAAAACTAAACCGTCTGTTACTATTTTAGGTGAATATGCAAATGCCATTAGTATCCAAATGTTGATTTTTGTCCGTTCCACATATCTGCAGCTTGTTGCGCTGTAAGTGCTGTATTTTCATAAAATAAAATTGATGCTATATCACCATC